CATTGCTTATCTCCTTGCTACATATCTGTTATAGCAGGTTTGGGTAATAATGTCAAGAAAAAAGTGAGCCCGTTCTGTTGCCAGGTGGAACTCATACCCCGATGGATCATGCCGCTAGGGCGAGATCCTCATATGCATTGTTATCGTTTGCATTTACGTTTTTTGGCACTTTGCCAGTCAATCAGTCTCGGCTTTCCTATTATACGTCAATCGATACTGGTCGCCCCCATAAAAAAGAGAAATGGTGGAGGCGGGGAGAATCGCACTCCCGTCTTGCCCGTTTTTCAGTCTACGTCAACAACTAATTCTTTAATACCTTAATACTGATACCAGCAGTTTCTACCGGTAACGTAAGGATTGCCATAGTAGTCATACTTGATGACATCTTGACAAACATACTGCGGCTGCGGCGGAGGTGCCACTACCACTTGAGGAGGATTACGTTGTTCAGTATTACGACTACTGATAATACTACCGAGTATCAGTGCTCCGATACCAATAGCGACTGCGCCGCTTGTACTTACACCGCGATGTTCGTGACGTTCGTTACGTTCGTGGCCGACTTGACGACCGTAGTACGGACTATTACGATTACTATCTACGCCCCAACGATTATCACGGTGTTCTGCAAAAGCAGGGGTAGCGACCAATGACAACACAGCAACTGCTGCAATAAACTTCTTCATACGTATTCTCCTTAGAGTGTTACTAATATACTTATCTTTTAGAACAAAGTCAAGTGTTTTATGTACCCAAAACTAACTTTTCTGAGCCATATTTCTACATAAATATTATGATGAATAATATCAAGCTAGACAGCGGCCATATCATACTATGGTTCAACATGATCAGAGACTTACCCGAACCCGAACGTTCAAGAGGATTAGATGCGTTTTGGGATGGGCAAGTGCATAGTAAGATATGGCTGTCTGAGATGCTCAACGAGTACTATGATATTAAGATTCCAAGCAACATCTATATCTTCGGTGGATGGTTAGGCGTGTTAGCTAATATTCTTTTTCAGAATAGCAAGTTCTATGTTGATACGATTTACAACATCGATCTTGACCCTTGGTGCAAACCAAACAGCGAGAAGTTAAATCAAACTTACGTGAACATGCAACGGTACCAAGCAGACACTGCTGATATGAGAGAATATCAGTACACAGATAATGCGGACATAGTTATAAACACAAGCACCGAACATGTGACACAAGAAACATATGATCAGTGGTATGATAATATACCAACTGGTTCACTAGTAGTAATTCAAGGGAATGACTTTTTCTCTTGCGATGAACATGTAAGATGCAGCAACAGTTTAGATGAGTTCATGACGATGAATAGAGTCACTGACCCGATCTTTGCAGGTCAGTTACCAACTAGCATGTATAATAGATTTATGTGTATTTTTCGCAAGTACTAGTACTTATTTTCAAATCTAATTTCTAACCAATCCCAGTAATAGCTCTGTCGCAGTCTAGCTAGATCACCGTTGACTTCTTTATAGAACTCAATGCCATCTTCTGCACCCTTGATAGACCACTCACCGTAGTTGCCCTTACCAACACTAGTCCATACTCCGAGTCTAGTAGCGGCTACTTCATCACCAGCATCTGCATAGCGTTTTAGCTTCACTGCTTCTCTGAAAGCAGTTCTCCATGTGCTATACTTGTCCGTGTCACCTAATACTGTACCGGAGTTAAGCTCGACTGACATGTGTGGACTGTCTAGGGTAAAGTCTAAGCCAACTCCTTCGTTTCCGAGGACTAGATTCTTATTATACAACACCATCGATTGGTGTCCGTAGAACAAGTCATTGACAGGGTTTAGAGCATTAAAGATATAGTGTTTCGGCATCTGCATTCTGTCTGCTTGATAGTTCCAATCAAACTTCTTATTGATGAACAACTTTGCAGGAATACAGAAGAACCAAGGTGTTTCACTGCTATCAGCAGCAGCATGTAATGCTTCTGTTCTACCGTTGATACCATCAACTCTATGAAGTTTGTTAGGTAGACCGTTAGTAAATTTCACCAAGTGTTCATAGTTCTGATCAGCTACCGTTTCTCCGTTGCTTACGAATACAATGTCAAGTGGTGCACTTTTTGTGAGCTTGGGCATTCTCTTAATATACGGATACTCATATAGTTCGTTCGTAACAATGTCTTTAGCTTCCGAAGGTACGATGATTCGTGTTGCACCTGTGCTTGTTATGATGATGTTCTTTGTTTCGGGTGACCACAGATTCATCGGTTCATCGGGCGGTGTTTCCATAAACACATTATCATCAGCAACTATTGTAGCATAAGGGAATCCTGTTATTTTATCCAGCGCAGACACATGCATATCATCGCGGGAAACGATGAGTGGTTCCGGCAAACGAGAAGTCTTTACTGCGTTGTTAAAGTTGACCTTATGATATTCTTCTAGCTTCTCCATGTCATCGATGATTTCTTTAGTCTTGTTCACATCAATGAAGAAGGTATCCCCGAACTTTTGCGTACCGCTAGGGAACACATGTAGGTTATCTTTAGAGAAAGGATCACATACGTATGTAAAATCAAACTGCGAGTAGTTACACACACTTGAGCAAATCCAAAGATAGTGTTCTTTTCTCTCCGGCAACTTCTTGATAAAGTTCTTGAGTGTGTTCAAGTAGCTTTCATCGTATGGTATCGTAGCCAATAACTTTCTTTCAGCTTTCTGTTCTACTTGAACACTGATCTTTAATAGTTCAGCATTACCGTGATCAATCATTACGATATCGTGTACGCAGGCTGTAGCCTTTGCTCTAATTGTCTTGACAAAGTTTAGATTTGATAGATGCTCAATAATCTTGATGTACTTGGTGTCTTGGGCAAACGTTTCGCAGTTGACCAAGAACGTAGTTCCCCAATGACTCCATTGAGTTCCAAATACATGGACCATATTCATCTGCCAAGGGTTAGGATAGTATTCAAAATCAAAGTCGCTATAGTCTAACTCACTGTTGAGTACCCAAATCATTTCAGTTGTTGCACGATTCGTACAACGATTGATAGTGTCTACCCACGTGTTGAGATAGCGAGTCTTCTGAATTCTCGAACCATATTTCGCTTTTAATGTTTCAAATCTTGTTGTTGATTCTGGATTACTTCTATCTACAAAGAACATATCAGGCTTAGTAAAGATTTTAGAAAGATACTTGTCATCTAATACAACATCGGGTTGAATATAATTAAAATCAGTATGACCTTCTAAGTAATAGTTTGCGTCTACAAAGTATGTATGTGTAGTTTCACTTTCCGGTGAACCAAATACAGTTACATTGAATAGATCATCCTTAGTAGGTTTCCAAGTAAAATCAAACTCAGCGTAGTTGATGTTCTTGTTTAAGGCCCAAAACAACTCAGTTGGATGCTTCTTGACCAAGTCTTCCAATGTGGTTTCAATTACATATTTAGGATATACAATTTCACCTGTATACAATACTGAATTTTCCAATCTGACAACAAACCCGTCGTTGTCCGGAGTTACATATCTAGGACCATCATCGATCCAAATATCATCTAACAAGGTTGCAAACTGATAGATGTAAGGAGGTGATCCAGGATCCGGATACCATGAAAAGTCAAACTTACTCGTGTCTACATTATCAGGAATCGTCCAGTTAGTTAAATCAGGGGCGACTTTTGCTACGATATCACTAATATACTTACGTTTGGTTGCCCCGGGAACAACATACTCAACCGTAGGATCTTTCTCTGCTGAATACCGCTGGTTACCGAATACGTAGATATAGGGTTCATCTAGTTCATCTGGATGCCACGACCAATCAAAGTCTACTACTTCACGAATAATGTTCCAGCAAGGGTCATTTTTATTAGACAAGCGTGTAGCTTTAATGATGCGAGTATCAACATACTTCACTGATGAGTCGCCGGTCGAGCCTGGAGAATAGTATATAGGACCACCTGTCTTCTGCCACTGTGTGCCGAACTGATAGATATAGGGCTGGTCTTCTAGATATGGGTGCCAACTAAAATCAAAACTTGTTTCATCAATTAGTGTTGGATCATATTTCCAGTTAGTCTTATCGGGTAATGATTTAGCAGATTGATCCTCTATATATTTTGTTTCAATCGCTCCTGGAACAATGTAAACCGGTCCGCCACTAAATGCCCAAGGAGTAGGGAATACATAAACATAAGGAGGATTGGTAGCATCGGGATGCCATGAGAAATCAAAGGTAGATACATCTATGTTTTTCGGAATAGTCCAATGTTCTGTATCAGGTAACACCTTTGCTTTTTGTGAATCGATATATTTTACTTCAGTTGCTCCTGGCATAACATATCGAGGACCTCCGGTCTTCTGCCACTGTGTACAGAACTCGTAGATGAACTTCGGAGATTCTGGTTCCGGGCGCCAACTAAAGTCGAATGAGGTTACATCTATATTATCCGGAACAACCCAATTGGTCATATCGGCTGATAGAGTTGCTACAACATCATGCACATACTTAACTTCTTTTGCACCCGGCAATGCATATTCAACAGTAGGCATAACTTCTGCCGGATACCATTGATTTCCGAACATATACACATACGGGTCTTCTGTAGAATCTGGATGCCAAGAGTAATCAAAGTCTTGGATATCATACAACGGATCCCAGTATCCGGAATTTTTATTTGGTAATCTTTTTGCTTTAAGAATACGAGTATCAATATATTTTACAGGAGCATCGGCTGCTGCACCAGGAGTGACGTATCTAGGGCCGCCCGTCTTCTGCCATTGTGTGCCGAACTGATAGATATAGGGCTGGTCTTCTACATATGGATGCCATGAAAAATCAAATGAATCTGCGTCAATCTCTTGATCATTGTAAATCCAATTAGTTTTATCTACTTTAGCGATAGCAACCTGATCTTCTACATACTTTATTTCAGTTGCGCCCGGGACGGTGTATACAGGTCCGCCGCTGAATGCCCATTGAGTGGAAAATACGTAAATATAAGGAGGATTAGTAGCATCTGGATGCCAAGAGAAATCAAATCCACTAGGATCAATATTCTCAGGAATAGTCCAGTTTTCATTCGTAGGAAGTTTTTTAGCTGTTTGATCCTTCAGATATTTCTTATCTTTTGCTCCCGGAACTGTGTATATAGGTCCGCCGTTCTTCTGCCACTGTGTACCAAATTCATATATTAGTTCTGGTTCAAGCGGAGACGGTCTCCATGCAAAGTCAAAGCGTTCTCTGTCTATATCATCAGGAATAGTCCAGTTATCCCATTGAGGCAACAATTCGACAACCGAATTCATATACTTGACTTGAGTTGCTCCGGGAACTCTGTACTCCAAAACATGCTTGAATTGTGCAGGGAAATATTTGCATCCCCACTTATAGATGTAGGGCGGATCAGTAGGATCAGGATGCCACGAGAAGTCAAACTTGTCGATTAAGTCTAGTTCAACCCAATTGTCTGACTTTAAATTCTTACGAAGTATAGGTTCTACGTCACCGCGATAGATGATTACATCGCTGTATTCTTTGGGGCATAACCAAGTACCGGAATCTTTCTGATGCCGGCTTGGCCAAACGTTATTATGGTCTTCTGCCCAAACATCTTCGTCGGGCAAGAACTCAAAATCAAAGTCCCAATCGAATCCGCGATAGTCACAAAATTCATTAATAATCCAAAAGCTGTGCGTTGTACACTGTTGCCTAGCATCTTCTAATGATTCTGCAAATCTTTCGCGGGGGTGAACGTTCGGCTTGGCACCGTAATAGAATACATCTCTCAACATACATCTACTTATGAGCAGACTTTTACGTGGTACAAATTTTCAAAACGATCGGCATCTTTTCGGTCATTAACCATTGGTTCTCCGCGAATGTTCAACGAAGTATTAAGAAGCATAGGACATTCCGTCTCGGCATACCAGCGCTCTAGGAGTCGTCTGATTCCTGATCCATCGTTTGGGACAGTCTGAACACGAGAAGTCCCATCAGCGTGAACGATAGCAGGAAATAAGTCAGGATTCCTACAAGTAGCGATGCATTGCATATACCTGCTGTCACTGAAACCGTCAGGCATATCAAAATAATCACTAGTATGTTCTTCCAAAATGACCGGAGCAAATGGTCGGAACTTCTGTCTACGTTTAATTTCATTTACTTTATCCTTTATATCTGGACCTCTGGGGTCAGCGAGTAGAGAACGATTACCCAGCGCACGAGGACCAAATTCGGCTCTCCCATTAGCAACTCCTACTATCTTATTGGCATGCAATTCTTTTATGATACTATCAATTGGGCAATCACCTTTAATATCGTGACCTAAAAATGCATCTGTCCACTTAACTTTCTTGCCATAGCCCAAGCAAGCGGCGCCTAAACTATTACCAGCATCACCTGGATTCGGCATGATCCAAATGTTCTCATAGTACTGACCAATCAATCTATTAGCTAAACAGTTAAGAGCAACACCGCCACCGTATACTAGATTGTCGCTCTTACCCAACTTCTTAGCTTTCTTAATCACTATTTCAATTAGCTGTTCTACAACTTGCTGCGCTGATGCTGCGATATCCATTTCATCTGCTTCAGGTAGGAAAGTTTTGTCTACTCCGATATGCAAGTTTTCTTTTAGTTTGATGTCACCAAAGTCACTAAACAATCTTTTCATATCTGCGTTATATAGAGATTCACCGTATGCAGCCATACCCATAAGAATATATTCTTCGTCTAGTGGACGCAAGCCCACTTTAGCTGTCATCGCAGAATAAAAAAGACCAATCGAGTCAGGATACTTACGCCCCCAAATCTTCTTATACGTTGCTTTACCTTGTTTATCATACTTTGCATCCCATATACTGATGGTGTCCAATTCACCGATAGCATCAATAACAACTACTGTAGCGTCTTGATACGGACTTGTTTGGAATCCTGCTGCTGTGTGACACAGATGATGATTATGTGTCTTTACTGACCCGCGGCGAGGATTTTTCATACTACCCAATGCAAACAGATTATAATTGCCTATAATCTCTGTTACGCTAAAGGGGCCAAGCGGTTGTTTAGCAAAGAACTGTCTGATAGCTTTGACATAAGGACGTTCATAGTAATGAACTTCAAACTCGTCATTGATATACGAATGTGCATCATTAATGATTCCTAAACATAACTCTCCGTCATGCTTCTTCTTACTATAACGTTCACTGTGCCCAGCAAAAAGTATATTGCCACTGTCATCAATGACACTTAAGCCGGCATCATGGAAGCCGCAACTGATTCCTACGTAGTTCATTTGTAAATGAAGGGGTCTCTCTTGCGTAATTCTTTGATACGCTTGCGATAGGAGATTTCTCTCTTGATTTTGTTAACTAGTTTTTTAATCCAACTGAACATGCCACTTTCCTTTTATATAATTCTTCTGTGTACAACCTGATTACAATTTATTTCACTTTGCCTTATTAGCAGCATTCCATGGATTGCGATTTGTCAACTGTTTGTATCTAGATAAGTTGTGAGTCAATATATGATTCATTTGTTCATATACTTCACGTTGTTTTTCGTTTGGCATACTAAAAATTTCATCAATCAAGGTGAAAATCTTTGCTAATCGTTCGCCATGATCGAACTCATCATCATACGACTCATCCCAAAAATCACTGAAAGTTTTGAATCCCATGCTGCGAAGGTATTCAAGTGTTTTTGGAGGAGCTACTAAAACGAAGGGCTTCATATACTGGATCGCTTGATATGTTTTCTCACTATAGTTTGCTGTCGGCTGTGCAAATTTTGTTTCATTAACAATATCAACGAACACATCAAAATAATAGTTTGAGAGGTTATTTGAAATTCTGTTATATAGAGCAGGGGTTTCGTCTGCTGTCATACCCGACACTTTTGGAAATAGATGCACATGAAATGGGTCTTCGACTACAGTAGCAACAGCTTCCTTTTTATCGACAGTTAAGGGACTATGTGTGTTGATTATATCACATCCGTTCTTTAGCTTTTCATAGTGCTTAGGGTATTTTGTTTTCCAACTTTCTAAATCGAAAAACAAATCCTTCTTTAATACTTCAAAATCAGCTTTATAGTACCAGCTAAGATGGCCATCTTCTCCTGCTAAAAAGGTAGATAACAATTGTCTGTGCTTAGTAAATCTCCAGTTCAAGCATATGAAGTTACGAATAAATCTTCCAGTTGGTTGTTCGTTTAGATTGATAATCTTCTTCTGAGTGAGCAAGAAAAGATCGTCACATAATAGAGTCATCAGGTCAGTGTAGGCTGGATACCAATCGTGTACGTTATAATCACATGTATGCACTGTCACGTTAGTTAGATTGTTTCGTCTAGCATAGTTGTAGATACTATCAAGTTCTTCCGCTCGCATTTCGTGCGGCAGAATGTCTGATTCAAACTCAGAATAAAATCCCTGAGTATGTCTATCCCAAGGAGCTTTATAACTGCACAACGGTTCATACAGATAGATATGTAGCCCCTTATCGTTAAGAGTTTCTATGGAACTTAGCTCATGATTTATGCTGTCTAATTCTGTAATATACTTGTTATGCAAATAGATCATATAATGATCTTTATCAATTTTTGATTGAACTTCCTGCTTAAACAAAGGGTGATTGGTGTTGCTGTTATAATCAGGAACATTGTGTGCAATAAGCTTATTAAGCTGACCTTCCATTGCACTCATCCCAGTAATCTGTAGTGTATATCTGGGTTCAACTCCTATGTTACTAGCAGCGTGAGGAACATCACCTCTCCACTTGAACCAGTCTCCTGCTTTCCAGTTAACATAACCCACACCGTCTAATTCAAAGTAGTGACCAGGCTTCCAATCTTCTAGCATCATTATGACTCTACAGACCTTGTCCGGGGTTGTATTATTCAGCCTACAGTAGGTTCTATAATGATCAACATGCTTAGGCATAATTTCCAACGTATCCATACGGTAGAATGTATAAGCTTGATTGTATAATCCAAACATTTGATCAAGAGTAGATACCCAATTAGGCATTGGATTTCTGCTGTCATACATTGACCCAGAGAAGCTTTTTACATGGTCATAACCCATATCTTCCCAAGTTTTAATTTCCTCATCAGTTACCGGCTGTTTAGTAAAGGATAGATTCTTAAAATCATCTACCCAAAAGCGTCCTACATGCCCAATTTCAACTCTGTTTTTCATGACTCTATTTATATGCGATATGTTAGCTACGTTCTAAATCTAATGTTACACAGTGGAAGCATCCGCCCAATGTACGAGCATGCCTCATAGGAAGCATAGCGGATTCAATACCGTGCTTTGCTAGTTCTAACCTAAGATTATGTTGGTGTTCTTCTAGGACAACTAGATTAGGATTTATTGAGAGTAGGTTAATACTCACCCACTTACTTGAATTGCAATAACCAGAATAGTGTCCGATGTCAACAGGTTCAGGGGCCCAAATAATATCCCAGTTACGCAATGGTTCCGGAAGCTGATCAACTGACTTAATGCGTTCCGGGTTCAATAACATCAACCCCTCACGCAATAATGCGATAGTGCTGTCTAAGTGAATGTAACTATATACTTTCTCAATAGTGTGTATTCTCTTATTTGGCATCACACTTTGTAAGTATTTTGCGCCCCTCTTGTTACCTGTGTTTGAAACAAGATAGAACAAATCGTCATTGCATCGCAATATATTAGCAGCATCAAATATAGGTTCGTGTTCGTTTAATGCTAAGATATTGGGGTTTCCTATGCACCCTGAGTTATACGTGTCTGGGTGTTCGGGTAAAGGAGCAACTACTAGCTTATTAAGATCGAACACTGCTTTACTCGCTCTCCATTCGTTGCGCCGAGATGCCAATGCCATCGGAGTTGCAAGAATTACATCATCATGTACAATCACGGTGTCTCTAGGACAATAGTTATAGTATTCAGGATCATTCGATGTTGGTCGAGTAACGTGAATGCCTTCTTCACGTAAGAATTCACATAGAAGGTTCAAGTCTTCGTTGGCTTCATCGATAACCTGCTGAGGATATCTACCGTGTTTTACATTTAGATATTCACTGAAGGTTCGATCAGCATAGTTGACTGTTCGTAAGCCGATGTTTGTGGGCGGAATCTTTGCATCATCAGCAATGCCCACAATGATAGACTTAAGAGGATCCCATTCGTTCTTACTCAGCATTAGTGATGTCAATTTTTCTAGGATTAAAATAATTCTCACTGTCAACATAGATACGAAACGTTTTACCAGTGTCTGTTTTATCTAACAACCAACCAAAACGAGTAAAGTCTTGTCGCAAATCATCATGCTCAACGTATGCGACACCCACTACTAACAACTCTACTTTACCATTGAATGTAAATTCCATGCTGTTCTTAAATGTCTGCGTATTAGCATTAAATTCAATTGTACCTAAACAAGCATTCTGGTGCGTTACTATATATTTAGAGAAGCCTTTTTCTTTATACATAAACTTGAAATGCTCAATCAAGTCTGGGTCTTTTGGCCAGATATCGTGCTTATAGTCAATGTTATTTAAATAAAAATCAACTTTAAATGTTTCTGGAATAAAGTGACAGTCGGGTAAGAACGAACGAAGATGCTTGGTATAGTTTACATAGCCTTCATCAAACAATCTAGGACCATAGAACTCACTGACAACAACATTAGGCGTTCCGCAATCAAAATCGTCTATAGATAGTTCTTCAATGTCTTTGTTAATTAATTTGAACTTAGAGCTATCTAACTTAGTGGGTAATACATTAGATAGTATGTGAAACATTTGCGGATCACGCTCAACAAAGTACACAAACTTTGCTCCGCAGTGTAATGCAAACAAGCCCAATACTCCGGTACCGGCTCCTAAATCAATAACGATACTATCTTGACTCTGCTTCTGTAAAGCAGGCTTAAGCAGTTGTTCTAACCGATTAGACATGTTATTCAACATGGCTAGATTCATTCCTTCAGGAACATTGTGGAAATTCATCCAGTCACTGTGTTCTAAGTAATATGTCATTTGAAAACCTTCATTTGTGATAGATCAGGGTAGTCTGCGTATGACCATTTGCGCGGTTCATTTACTTCGGCAGAATTAAAACGAAGCGTCCCTGTATATGCAATCTCGGGAGTCATGTAATAATGATATCCATAAGAATCGATGTCTTGCTCTGCCCAAGGTGTATCATCTTCTCTACCATCATACCGCATCTTTCTTAACAAGTTGTATTGTTCTTCATTGTCAAGAAGAATCATTCCGCCCCGGCCCACATTCAAATGTTTCTTGAACTGAAAGCTCAAACACATCAATGTGCCGGATATATAGCCGTTTCTTTCCCAATAGACGGCAGCATCGACAATGTTAGTTCCGCCTATATAGTAATAGTCTTTCCACTGCTCGTCAGACCAAAGCCAAGACATGCCAAGTTTTTCTAGTGTCATGGGTACACTAAGATATGTGTGCTTAGGACACGATACTATAACCTGTCTTTTCTCCAGTCGAAGACATAACTCAATAGCATGTGTACAGCAATCAACTGCTACAGCGTAGGGTGCATTATAAAACGTAGCAATAGTTTGTTCGAATTCTTTTACTCTATCTTTCATAACAAATAATCCGGCTTACGTCTAATCGAATTCACATCAATAACTGTCGTGATCCCAGTCTTCAATTCCGTTCCAGTATCGACCTTCTTCTGCGGCATTGCAGTGTTCTTAGTATCTGATACTTGCACACGGTACTGTTCAGTATCACTCCAATCTCCCTGACCCTTCCACTGAAGATGGAAGCTGAAGTCAACTGTTGCGTTCAAGCGTACTTCTTCTTCTAGTAGATCAGCAAAATCTTGTCCTGAACGACCTTCATCCGAACTCCAAGTAGGCTTTGCTAATTTTCTTGCTCTCTTAACTGTATTATTTTGCCAGCGTGAATAGTCTTGAGCATAGAACGCACCTTTACGACCTCCTGCCGGATCACGCTCGTCTAATGGATTATCAATCTGCTCAAACTTGACATCAAAATCTGCTGTCCAAAGACCTTCATCACTGATCTTGAACTTATAGGTTGCCCAGTACTGACCGGGACCATACTGATTTCCAAACTCTTTCAAGTCGATCTCTGGGTTGAATCTAACTTCTGCTTCGTAGCCACCTCGTGATCTCCACAAATTTCTAAAGAATGGCCAGACTTCATTGACAAGCTGATTAGCAAAAGGGTTATCATCACTAATAGCAGGAATGATATTATAATCAAACTGCTCATAGTGCATTTCTTTTTGTACGTCTGTGCGATTTAGCTTAATGTCATAATGACTTGTCTTCAGAGCGGTACGAACAGGGTACCCGATTGGAGTATCTGTGCATCCTTCAAAGAAATCAAGCCACATATGAATCAGCTTAACACGAGTCATGACATGCGGGCCGCCCATCGCTAAGTCTTTAGTGATCCAGTGTCCCTGATACTTGTGCCAAGAGATGTTGTATGCGTGTGGGTTCTGACCTACAATCGTTTCCGGTCCTAAGCCATAACCCACACCCAATCCCATGTTGTTCACGTTGTTGTTACGCATACGCCACATGAAGGTCATCGTGTCAGAATAGTCTTGGAAATTCTCAGTGGGGAAGGCTACGATCCAATTAGTAGCACAATAAATGCCTACCTTCTTGCAGTCGGCGAAGTTTTGTTCCATCTCTGCAATAGTCACGCCCTTATGCATATCATCTAGAACTTTCTGACTAGCTGACTCGCATCCGAAGTTAAACATGATACAACCACCATCTGCTAAGTCTTGTAGATACTCTAAATTCATTCGGCCATCATGTCTAGCATAGCCTGTGAACTTAATCTTGAGGCCCTTTTCTTTAAGAGCTAAAGCAAATGCTCTTAGTTCTTTAATGTCACCGTTAATAAGTGAGTCAATAAACCAAACAATGTCTGTGCCTTTATTATAATAAAGCCATTCAAGTTCAGTAATCAAGTCAACTGCTTTACGCTGACGATACTTCCAAAAGTGTGTTTCTTCACAGAAAGAACACTTAGCAGTACATCCGCGACTAATCTCGGAGTTAACGCCGTTAGGAACTTCGTACAGTGAGAAGTCAATTGATTCATAATCAGGCATCGGAAGCCCGTTGATGTTAATACGTTCATTCTCTGGTTGAGTCAACACTCTAGCTTCAGTAGGGATCCAGCCTTCTTCAATCTCGTCAAGCATCACCAATAGATTCTGTTCACCTTCACCTACGATAACATAGTCATAGTAGGGTTCGATCTTGAACCAATTCTTGTGAACATTAGGGCCACCTACTGCGATTAGAATAGAAGGATCTCGTCTCTTGATCTCTTGACACATCCACTTAGTAGGTTCTTCACTGATATAGTACACAGAGAACCCAACTACTGTAGGCTTCAATGCCATGATCTCGTCTACTGCTTCCATCAACAAGGGTTCAAGTACAGGGTGAATATCGTTCAGATACGTGTCACCTAACCAATGCCAAGAAGCACTAGGATCCCATAGTCTGAATGGAATCTTGTTGTTTGGGACCCAGTCAGTGTTATGTAAGTTGAATGCTTTAACATTCAAGTCCATGATAGTAGTCTCGTATCCGGCTGCCTTAGCGATTCCCGATAGTCTTGCTAACGAGAACGGAGGCATGTAGGGCGACCACTCTGGACACAGCACAAGAACCATAGAAGTCTCTCGTGTCTTGTAGTCTACATAGACTGGAGTTAGATTCTTCTGCACCGTGGGTTTAGAATAAGGTGCAATGGCTTCCATCATAGAACGATGGCGAGCATCTGTAATGTCTTCTGTTGGGCGTTCTTTAGGCTTTAAGTCTTTATTTGCCAAAGATGTTAAGTTGAAATCTACCAAAAGTTTGCTCCTGCTACATTCTATTTAAGCGACTTTCCAGAAACAATAATTATTATTTGGTTAACCTAACTACACAAATTGAGATTCTACCTCGGTAGAAAGATAGTTTTTATTGACAAAGAAATGATTGTGATTGTGTTCTACAATCTCTTTGATGTCAGTTTGCCATTGAATCCATTCTTCTGTTGTTTTCTGTGACAACCTAACTATTTCCCGCCACACTGCTTCGAAACGCTCTTCAGGATCCTCGATAGTATCATATGTCTCATCTATGAACGGGAAAAAGGTTCTATAACCCATTTGTCTTAGCTTATCTAACGCTCCCGGATAACATAGCAGAATAAAAGGATGCATAGCAACAATAGGCTTGAATGTCTTCTCTGTCATGAAAATACTAGTGTGCAACACATGTAGGTTCGGTACATTGTAGAACCCGGTTTCAGTAACTATACTAAAATAACTATCACTAAAATACTTTAGGTCATCAGGTTGCAGATCAGCTGGATTGGTTCTCTCTGGACTAATGTTTAGTTTTAGCGGTAACATTGATACGTTTTCTTTAACGTTGACGAATGCATCGGGAAGTGCTTCTAGCGTCAGTTTCAATTCGGCTAGATGCTCGGGAGGAGTATCAAACGAACAGTAACCAACATCTAACATCTTGCTTTCAAGAAAGCGGTCAAACAGTTTCAATCGTTGCCATCTAGGTATTCTATTAAATGACAAGTATTGCTTCTCTTTTTCTCTAATGTCGTAGTTGATTTTTCCCTCGTAAGCTGCACCGTTTTCTTGATTCACCTGATAAAACATCTGCACAGTACAAGCAGACCAGACTGAAATTCTAGTATCAATTGTGTCTGATACTCCAATAGAAGAACATGCATATACCAAATCTTTAGGATCAATATATCTTTCTAGTAAATGTGCGATACGATTGATCTTTGATACTAGTTGAAAACTGTACGCTTCAGCCATGCCCATAAATACAAACTTAGTTTTACCATTTTTCTTAGCCTGTAAGATTTCCTCTACTATTAATTCAGTAGGACGTAATGTAAAGTCAGTTTTTGGCGCAGTCTCAGCATCAATCAGATAGAGTTTATCCTTATGTTTCTCAAGCTCGGGCCATAATACAAATAAGTTACGGTAACTATCTTTATTCCACCAATCTAATGTAGCGGTATCAATAAGGTAGTTGCTTCGTTCCCGAGTATCTCCGTATAAAATTATTTCAGCTTTGCGGTGTAGTGCTGACGTTATTTCTGGGTTGTCTAGCTTACGCCAAGGATCGATGATGACTACTGCGACATCTTGGGTGTGTTTTCTGCTTAACGCAGACATAGTCCACGTGTCCCAGTATCCAATCAACATGACTTCAGTCCATCCAAGCTTTAAGTCTAAATCACCGGTGTTTTCATCGTAGTAGTTTACGTTACCCCCATGTTTTTCTATGTAATGACCCACTAACATACTAGAGCTACCGTGTGTATAGGGTACGTTTGGCTTGTACGCTTTACCTAGGATCGTTACGTTCTTCCCGTTCTTTAAACAGCGTAATGCTAGATTCTCAGCCTGTACTTCTCTTGCTCTCATGATTGAATCAAAGAGGTCGTACCCAAGGTCTAGTCTCTCTGCTAGATCACGCAATGCAATATTATCACGAGGGTGACATGCGCCCCCATCGCCCATGCCCGCTGTCATATAAGCAGGGCCCATGATACGCTGTGTTGATCGTGCTAGCGCACTTGTCACAACGTCTACATTGATGTTGCCGCTTTTCTCAGCAACATCTTGAATCATGTTGACAAGTGCGACCTTAGTTGATATGAATGTATTGTAGAAAATCTTGATAGATTCTGCTTCATCCCATGTCCCTACTTCATATCTAGGGTTGTTTTTCATCATGGGCTTATAGAAGTTAATTAACTCTTCCGCATCGCCGGTAATCGAACCGTCTTCAGTTCCGATAATAATCATCTCGGGATTAACCATATCCCATTTAGTCGTGCCCATCGCAATAAGATATGGATTGTAAATGAATCGTGCATTCGTGATACACGGACGCAATGTATTGCGAACTGTGCCAGGTAATACTGTACTAATCAATACTACTAGTTGATTCTGATTGACATATTGATTGACTTCGTTTAGGATACCCGTGACTATCGTATAGTCAAAATCTTTGTTAGGCAAATGACTAGTAGGAGTTTCTCCGCCGTACATTGGATCATGCGGAGTGGGTGCAGAGATGAAAATGATATCTCTATCTTCTACAGCTTCTTTGATAGTTGCTCTCATGGGAAACGCAGGAGAACGTGGTGCTACGTCATATCCAACAACGTCATAGTACTCGGACATTACTTCGGCACAGTCTTGTCCTAACTTGCCAACACCTATCATCGCTACTTTTGTCATGCTGTTATTTACTTTCGATTAAACCCATTAAAACATTATTCTGTTTCGACATTCTCGTTGTTCTGCTATTTCAGGAAAGATTTTGCCAAAGTCTTCAAAATCTCTGCATTGCGACAACTTAATCATACTGTCATCAACATACTGTTCAGCCCGTTCAGTAAGATTAACACCTATCTTCAACAAGTAGTTATAATAGCTATCTGTCAGGGGATGCATATCTGTATACAGTTTTTTGTCTCGCATAACTGTTATTCCCTTTCGTAGTCCATTTGGAAACTCAGTTTCACATAGAGTAGGAGGAAAACTATCTAAACAATTGCGATATAGTTCTACTACTTGATGATCATCTTCTTGATGAAAATTGGGAGCTTTACTACTTTCATCAAGAACCGAGGCTACTTTTAGTAATAGATTGTCGCACGGCAATGATCTTACATACTGCGCTGACATTTGAATAAGTGCTAGGTCTCTGATCAACATACCAACCGGTTGACAAAACGGTACAACAAAAGTCTTCATTGGATAAAAAGGTTGATTGTATATATTGCCAAACAGTTGCCACTTTCCATTAACATGCCGATCTTCTCTGAACGAAGTAGAGTACATTACCATCACCAAATCAGTATCACAGAA